TTTGATCAATGTCCTTATCTTTCTTACTTATATTATTATATAATATATCTTTATTACTTAAATCTTTATTACTATTATTTGATGGTTTTCCTGCTATAGGATTTTCCTTCATAGGAATTCCTGTATGTAGGGATTCCTTTATAGGAAATTCATGCAATAGGTACTCTACAACCCAATATCCAAAATCTGTTTGGTACCGGATTCGTGATAAATAACCTGCATTTTCTAACTCTTTTAGTGCAGCTGCAATGCTTGGTTTTCCTTCTTTTACTTGGCTTGAAATTCTTTCCACAGAAAAATCCCAATCATCCGGCTTTGATTGAATATAGGCATAGATGCCCTTGGCTTTAAACGATATTTGATCGCTGTTTAATAGCGCATTTGGTACCGTTCCATACCTGTTTTTAATTCTTATTTTTTTCATAATAAAAAAGACCATCAATTAAATCCCCCAGATCTCACCTTGGGTTCAATAATGATGGCCTTTAAGACCGTTTATAGCTATGTTGTGAGATCGCTAAAGTTTACAAATATACTATTTATTTGATGATCGCAATGGCATAAAGTTAAAAAACCCTGCATATTGTGGATGATCATTAACAAATTTTCTTGCATAATAGGCAGTGTAATTATTGCTGATCTTATAATATTCATTGGTTTTTATCCTTTTGTGCCACCGGATTTCTTCAACTATTCGTTTAGATCCCATCTTAATTATACCTTTTTTAATAAATTCCTCTGCAACATTTTTGTAAACTGCATAAATCTCTGGATGTTCTTGATCGTACTGCTGAAATGTTTTCATTTGCGTAAAAAGAAAAAGACTAATACAAAAATATAAAATTCACATCCTACCAATACCATGGCAGGGATCATGGATTCAAACCATGAATAATTGAAAACACCTGTTAGCTTTAAAAAAACAGCTACAAATGTAATCACTAACAAAATCTTGACTAATGGATTAAAATTAAAGTTAAATATCATATTCCTAAATGATCATCAATGTGATTGAATTTATTATAAACTGCGTAACGATTATTGAGGTACATTAATAACGATTTTTCCTCAATTTTAGCATCATTTGGTAAGATGCCATTTCGTTTATATTTCAAAACGACTTGCGTAATTTCTTCTATTAATTCAAGATTTCGTATTTCTTCAATCTTGATTCTGTGCAATGCCGACATAACCTAACTTAATATAGTTTAATTTAAGCTGCTTATCAATATGTGCAAACACCTGATTAAAGGTGTACCCTAATTCATTTTTTTTCATTTTCTTATGTATTTAACGATTGACATAATTGGGATCCCTATGGATTTTCCCTCTAATGTTTTAAAAAATAATGTTCTATTTCCTTCGGTGGCAAGTTCTAACACTCCAGACAGATAGGCATCTTTATTACCTAATTTATACTGAATATCAAATTTACCTCCTAATTCTATGTCTTTATGTTTAAAGACTGAATTAGCTACCGAATAAATGGCCCTTAATTCGCCATGTCTTGTTGTATATTGACCTACTATTTTTCGCATAATTAAATAATAAAGGCCGACATTTCTGCCGGCCATAGTTTAAAATGGTAAATCATCATCTAAATCCATTGGCTGTGGTGCTTTTGTTGCCACCATATTTGCTTTAGGATTGATTTCTGTCTGTACTTTGGTAGGATTTGCCATTGGCAGTTTAAAATTGCCTAAAATGGGCAACTTTTCGCCACTTTCTCTTTCTTCTTTAGATTGGCTTTGTGTAATAAATCCATTATTACCATATTTATCTGGGATTTCATTCACAAATCCTGATAAATTTAGCCATGAATTGCCGTTTTTGTCTATTGTTAATCGTGATTGATCAATCTTATTAAAATTGATGCTAATGTTTGTTAACTGTCCCATAATTATTTAACTGTTTTTTTAATTGATGTCGTAGATTTTTTTGATGCCGGATAAAATTCGTGTGCCTCACCTGTGTCTGGATCCACTGTAGTGGTAAAATTGGTGATGGCTTTACAGAATGATTCTATTTCCTTTTGTTGCCTTTTAAGGAAACTAATTTGATCCTCTAAATCATTCCATTTCTTGGTGGCTGTGTAATCATAAGATGTTCCGACCTCTGCTATGGCAAATTCTACCCCATGCACATTGTGTTTGCCACCTAACTTATGCAGTTCATCAATGGATTTTTGCTTGATTCCCTTATCCACCGTTTCAAATAGAATCTGAAATTTAGATATAATAGCCAATTGTTCCAATGGATCTTTTACAGATACATCAAATTCATCCACCATAACTTGCGCCATATGGATGATTTCTTGCTTATCCATATTAAGAATTATAGATGGTTTTAATGCTAATTCAATTTTCATGATAATTGATTTCTACGGTTAGTTACTAATTTTTTTACTTGTTTAATTGCTTGATATTTAGGATCCAAATTATTCCATAATTCTTTAACATGGCCTAATTCTGTACAGGCATTTAGTGAATTAATTAATTCAGTTTCCTCATCTTTGGTTAACGTAATTTCAGCCACCACTACATTAGTTTTGGTTTCTGTAGATGTTGCATCGGAATCCTTATGATCATCCAAAGCAAATAATCCATTTAACGCATACTTTCGTGAATAACTGCCCGTAGTTCCAGAAATTTGCGCAGAATCCATGCCCTTTTTTTCCTCTGGTTCTCTGGCATAAGATGTGGCGCTGTAGGATTGCTCGCCATTGCTAATGGTGGCTGTTGCTTTAATGTAATATCTTTCGCCTATGATCACCATTTCATCGGATAGAATCAAATGGTATCCCTTGGGATTTATGATAGGCTTAACAGCTTCTATGATGTTTTCAGCTGACCTGTACGCATACTTACCAAAGCTATTAAACTTATTCTTTGGTGCTTGTACTTCGGCCTGTATAATGGCCAAATCATTTTTTGCATTCATTTTACTTATTGGTTTGGTTTAGGATGTTAATAACTTTTTCTATTTCTGCATTGATCACAGGATCATTTACCTTTCGGCTAATAATACTCTGGATGTTATGGGGTTTAAACTCCCTTGCACTATGTGGCAAATAACCCATTTTATTTAGATTATCTGCTACCATTTGATGTATTTCGTACTGCTTTACTTTACGCATGATTGATTTGATTAGATTGGATTGGATCCGGTATATCCATGATCTGTACTAACCGGCCCCTAAATATGCGCCATTCTTTGTCTAAAAAGGACTGCGCCTCATTAAAGGTGTAAAACTCCTTGATCACCGTATAATATCCGGCATCATCACGAAATTTCATTTTCAAAATAAATGATTCTTCATTTTTCATGGTTTGATAATTGGTAGGATGTGGAACAATAATAAATAAATAAAACTATAAATGGCAATGCCACCGTATAAACCCTGTGGATCTTGATGGTGGAAATCTGTAATGTAATTAATGATTTTTTTCATGGTTTATGTGTTGTGTGATGTAAATGTACTGCCTTATTTGATATTTCCAAAACATTTTAAAAGATTTTTAAAAAATAATATCATAATTATCCGGTAGGTTTTTAATAGGTAACCTATTTTTTACCTATTTTTTAGGGGCATTAACAGGGAGTACCCCCTAAATATAAGAAAAAAGCACCTAAAATTAGATGCTCTTTTGCTTTTTTAACCCTATAAACCATTATGAATAAACAAATTTACAAAACTTTTCCATCTTTTATGATCATGTTATGGACATTGCTTTTACCATTTTCAATTTCTACAATGGCAAACCCTTGATTATGTTGGGCCATTACCATGTATTTTGGTGATGTATATGTCAAACATCCGGTGGTGTATGTTTTAATTGATTCTTTAAATCCTGTTTTCTTCATGGCAAAACTTGTTTTATGTACATGGCCTATTAAAGCATTACACATTACTTTGTTCATTAAATTTTGCGCAGGATTAGCGCCACCGGATCCATACAATTCATGGCCATGTAGTACCAACAAATCACCCATGTAACAACCTTGCCAATCTTGCACCATGTTATAACCCAACCTTTCCAAATGGAAAAATATCTCAAATTGTAGATCATGGATCTGTGCAAATTCCTCTGCTTGATTTTGCAAGATCCTTGCGTACCGGTTCTCATGGTTTCCTAATTTAAAATAAATGGGAATATGTTTAAAAATATCCCTGATCCTTTGCATAAATTCCCTGCACATATCCACTTCCCTTGGGAAATCCCTTAAATCCGGATCTTTCTGATGGGCCGACAGGCTGTACACATCGAAAACATCCCCGTTTAAATACAAGCAATCAATTTCCTGATCTTTTAAATACTTAATTGCGCAGGTCAATGATTCTAAATGATGGAATGGCACATGGATATCTGATAAAATCCCAACCTTTTTAAATTTTTCTGGCAAATAGAATGGTAAATGATCCTTACCTATTGATTCGGAAATTCCGAAATTCTCTAAACTATCTAAATTATAATGCTTGTAATCCCCTGACTGCTTTAAATTTAAACTTAAAACATATTCATTCTTGGCCCTTAATGTAATGCCTTGCATGATCATAGCATCCTTTAATTGTTTAGGACTTTTATAGCTATAATCTTGATAATGTTCCTTATAAAAACTCGTTAAATTTAGATGTGATTTAAAATAATGATCTTTTATCTGCTGATATTTTTCACTTTTCTGATTCATTATGATTAGTTTTTTTTCAAAATTAGTCATTAAAACAAATACAAATCACAAATGTAAATTAACAAAAAAGACCACTAACAATGTTAATGATCTTTTTGCATCCCAACCTAACCAATAAACAACCCGATTAAAAATCGGGCCATTTACACAAACACAACCTATTTACTATGAAAACAAAATACTAATCTATACTTGATAAATTACCCTGTATTGATGTGAAACATCCGTATAATTATCCGGTATGTGGCAAATAATACTGTAAATGTTAGATTTAACCGAAAATTTCATGGAATCCATGATGGCCGAATCTGTTTCGGTAAATGTATCAAATTTTATGTATACTTTATTAGCCATTGATAGCATAATATCACTGCCATTTATACTAAAATCACCCTCATAACTTTTTAAATATGCTCTAAAATCGTTTAATCTTTGTTGGATTACGATCTGTTCCATTTTCTGTGGTGTGGTATCCTGCGCCCTTTTAAGGCCAAAAAATAAACCATATTTAGCATTGTATAAAATGCTGTCATTTTGTAGATCATTTACATCTGAATTATAATTAAAGATGTCATCATGTTCTAATAAATCACTTTTGTTATTATTATATAATGTACCGGAATATGTTACATCTTTAAACCTTGATGCACCTATAGAATTTTGAATTAGCCCGACATTATCAATGTAGGTTTTAATAAATCCAAATCCTGTGTAATATGGAATGGCAACACCTACCAATAAATCACCATATACTGCTAAACTTGGTAATCCTACATTAATATTTCTAAACTCAAATGATTGGCATTCTACAGTAACTTCATTCCAAATAATACTTCCGGTAACTACCCATGCGTTTGTGGTAGCATTAAAATATGATGATCCTGCTGTGCCTCCCCTAACATAATAAGCAATTTTGTAGGTAAATGTAGTATTCCCATCATAATTGTAATTATCAAAACCCACATCCATATTAAAATTTAATGTCAACTGATTTGATGAAACATTGAATGTTTGACAGGTAATGGCTGTACTTGGTGTGTACCCTCCAGATGTTAGTACATTTGTAAAACTAACTGAATTAGCGCCATTGGCTGAAAAATCTGTTCCCAAAGTTAATGTAACTCCGGCACCTGCATTCCAATACTGCAAATCAAATTCAAACCCTGCATTATAATTTGCATAAGCCTGTTTATTTTCCAAATTAACAGTCATTTCATATTTCTTTAATGGCCTCTTTACAGATCTTACCATATTAGAATTTCTTGGAATTAATTGGCTTTTTATCGTTCTTAAATAATTGGCTGTAGTGTTACTTAAATTGGTTCCTGATGAATTATAAATATAAAATTTAATATCCTCTGATCCACCGTTTAAATATGCCTGTTTAGCAGGTAAAATTGCATTACCTACTAATGCGCCACTTTGTATTCCTTCTATGATTCTTTGATCACCATAAGATGAACAATTGACAATATACCACCGGCCATAACTTTGAAAAATCTTGACATTGGTAGCAATCATTATAGATCTTAAAACTTTTTTTGCATCTAAAATATCATTGTCTTTTGTGATATATGCATTTGTTTTGATCAATAAATCCTCATAAATATTCGACCAATTGCCAGATATTCCGGATCTAATATCATTTGAAATCCAAATGTCAAAATCCAAACCTAATTGTGCCAAATTCTGGTAAATAAAATCCCATAAAAATGTGTTTTTGGATTCATCTAATGTATCCGGCAACCATGTATTAAATCCTTTTAATTGACCTAATCCATCAATGGCTGTTAATTCAATGTTGTATGGTGGTGTTATTATTGCTTCCTGATAAACATCATTAGTAATAAAACCTGCCCAATAAACAGACCAATTACCCACTGATTCTTGAAAATATAGAATTAGTTTATATTCCCTTTCATCGTACTCAAAGAAATTGTCATAGGTAACATCATTAGTTACCTTTAGATTTAATTTGGCTGATGATCCAATCAATGGCTCATAAATATCATCATCGGCTTTCCATTCAATTGTCATGGGTTCACCATCACAGATCATAGGAAATACGGTGCTGTTATAATCTTTTTTTAAGATCTCTATTTTGCGCTGATTGCCTTGGACATCTGAAAATTCTAATCTGTATTTAACACCGTATGCCATAATTATCCGATTCTATTTCTTGTTTTTTCTGCTCTTTGTAATGCTAAAATTAAATCTTGGCCCCTTACTACAAATTCGCCAGATAAATTCATGTCATTGCCTCCACCAAAATCCATCATGTTTTGTAATTTGCTTAATGGTGCAATTACTTCCGGATTCGATTTAGCACCCATATACTCACCCATTAATCCCATTGTTGGGCCACTAACTATACCACCTTTGGCAAATGCGCTGATCCCTGTAAATGCCCCCTGTACCACACCCATTGCAGCTGCAATAAATGGCGCCAATGCGACTAATCCTGCTGGCCCTGCTGCTGCTGCTGCGTTTGTACCAATGGTAACTGCATTAGCTTGTGATTCTGCATATTTTGTAGCTACTTTTTTCTTACCAAAAATGGATTCAGCTATGGCCATGGCACCCATTTGTATTAATACACCTGCCATTGCGCCAATAAATCCTTCTAATCCTGTTTTGGCTAATCCAAATGAATTTACAATACTATTTCCAATGCTTTGAAATACTTGCTGTGTGGCATTTTTTAATGTGTCCATGGCTTGCATATACATATTAAATTGTTCTGCCTGTAAAGCTAATTGTTCCTGTATTTTAGTGGTGCTTGCAGTGATCTGCTGATCAATTACATTGAATGGTGATGCAATATTATTTACTTGACCATATAATTTTTGCAATGATGTAAAAAATTCGCTTGCACTTATATCATGATTAAACCAATTTTTAATAATTTTCCCTAATTCTCTACTTCTTTCAGATGCATTTACCTGTAATTGTTTTCCTACTGCTTCCTGTTCTGATGTAACAATTTTATTAAAATCCTGAAAATCATTAAATATTTCTTTATTTAAATCTTTTATTTTTCCACTTAAATCACCGAAATCAAATTTTGGTTCTGCTGATACTTCTACAGGTACTTTATTTTTCTTGGTTTCATCCTCAATTGGATTAACCTTATTTAAATCAATGCCGGCTGTTTTGGCTATTGCCTGCTGTAATTCTGTATTTTTTTTGATTTGATCATCTAAACCTTTGGCATATTGCGCCCCTGCATTCTTTAAATATTTAACATTTCCTGTTAATTGATATAAAGACCAATTTAATAAAGTATTAGCATCTAAATTGGCATTTGTTTTACCTGTTTGCAGATCTAAATTATCTGCTGCAAGCTGATCAATTCTTGCCATCGCTGCCTGTTGTGTGGCTTTTTGTAGCAATGCTGAATTATATTTTAAAATTGCTTCTTTTGCCTTATCTGTATTTATAGAATCTAATGTAATATTCTTTAAATATTCTGGTGATGTGGCATTAATTGCCTTAATGGCTTTTAATCTTTTCTCTTTACTTACCCTTTCATTCTTGGCTATTCCTAATAATCTTTCAAGATTTGATTTTTCTTTTGCAATATTTTGGTTTGCTATATCCCTAACACCTGACATTTCTTGTTCTGCTGTTTTTGTAGAATTTAAAATGCCTGTGTATTGTACAAATGCAACTCCTAAAATACCCACTGCTGCTGCCAATGCTAAATATGGATTTGCCATTAAAAATTTACTCATTGATTGCAATACTTTTTGCGCTGCTGAAAATCCAGAAATCATTTTTTCAGATACCAATCCAACAATATAAAGCAATGGCCCTAATGCAGCTGCAACACCACCAATAATTACAATTAATCTTTTATTGAAATCAGATGTTTGTGATATTGATCCTATATAATCATTTATTCCTTTTATTACTTTTACCACTGTTGGTAACATTACTTGACCAAATTCATTACCTAACTGCTTTAATCCTTCTTGCATCATTCGCATTTGATTGGCAGCGCCTCCATTGGTTCTTTCAAAATCACCATGTGCATTGGCTGTGGCATCTGTTACATATTGATAACGTAACATAACCTTTTCGCCTTGTGTCATTTCAGAATACAATTTTTTAATCCCGTTTGCCAAAGCATAAGATTTTAAATTGTCCTCTGTCATTACAACACCCAATCTTTTTAATGATTCTGTTTCACCGGTAAATATTCCATTTAAAGCTGTTGTAACTTCTTGAATATTCATGTTTTTAAACGATGAAAGATCACCGGCTAAACCTACCAAAGATGTGGATAATTTAGCTGATTCTGCTGTACTTATGCCCATTGATGTGGCCATATCACCAAACAATGCAGCCATATCTAAAGCTGTACCCTCGGCAATACCAAATGATTTTAAGGTATTTTTTGCAAATGCTTGCACCTCTGCTGATGATCCTTTAAATGCTACATCTACTTTGTTCAAAGATTCGTTAAAATCTGTGGCCATTTTTATTGCAGCGCCTCCTAATAAGGCCAATGGTGCTGATAAACGCAAAGACATTGATTGCCCTATATCCTTCATTTGTTTACCAAATGCAGATAATTTCTTTTCAGCTAATGATAACGCTGCTTCCAGATCCTTGGAATTACCGTTTATGAATATTTCTAAAGTATTTGCCATGCCTCAAAGTTATAAAAAAAACCAATCCTTACTTTGATTGGCTTTTCTTGATTTGTTCCATAAATGCTTGTAATTCTTCTGGTGATGATTTAGGTGTACCCTTATTTAAAAATACATCCTGTGGCAATGGATATAATTTATCCGGTGTGATCAATTGTGATCGCTTTTTGGCTGTAGTATTTACAATCATAGCGCTTTCAAATCTACTCATTTCCCAAAATAAATTCATTTTAATTGACCAACTCTCCCCTAACAACGCATTTTCTTTCCATGTATTGCGCCAAAAGTGATCTGGTAGTATTCCTGCTTGGCCGATGTAATAATCAAGCATTGAATCCCATGTTAGGGGTTTATCTGCTTTGGGTTTTTTGTGGATTTAGAAACGTTCCTGCGCACCCCTGCATTTAGATCATTACCTAATACCCTTGATTCCATCAAAGTATTTATAATAGTGCCTAATGCTTCCTGATCAATTTCATCCATCCATGCACCTACAGAAAATTTATTGTAATCAATTTCATTATTATTTTCTTGATCATAAGCTATGATACCGGCATAAACTAGATCACGCATTGTGGCCATTGATAAACCGGATCCAAATACCTTGTCAACCTCGGAAATTTTAAATCCTGATGCTTCCTCAAATGCTGCCCAGAAATTCATTGAAAAATGTAATGTACGGGTTTTGCCTCCCAAATCTAATTGGCAGTAACCTCTGCGTTTGTTAACTTCCATTTTGTTTTTATGATTAGATTAAATTCAAATACCCAACACCATTTCTGATGTTGGGTTATTAATAAAGAAAATTAAAATTAAGGAGTTTTTGTAATTGGCCCTGTAATGGTAATAGTACCACTAAAAGTTACTGCAGCTTCCATTTCACCTGTTTGCTCTAATGATGAAATAAATCCATCACAAGTATAAATAGGATCGCCTACAGCAGCTGTTCCAAAAATTGCAGTTAATTGAGTTCTTGCAATTAACAAATCCAATAATTGCTCTGCATTATTAGCATCTGAATAATCTACCAAACCATCAAATGAAATTTCACCTGATTTTAAACCTGCTATTCCTTCAGACCATCCGTTTGAATCTTTGGTGGTAGCATCAGCCACATCCAAATTTACTGATAATGTACATGATGTGGTGTGTCCTACCACTGTGCCTTCTACCTTTAATAATAGATTAGTGCCGTTAAATACTCCTGCTGTTGCCATATTTGTTTAAATTTTATTGCTCTTTTTTTGTGTAAAAATAGAAAAATATCTTACACATTTTCCCAATTGATATTTATATTTTCCCAATTTGTAAAAACCAAATTCCATGGCAATCTCGGCTCCCAATAAACACGACCATCAATCACTATATCAAGTGAATATCTGACCACTGTTTCGGTTTCTGCAATTTCTTCTACAGCAGTAACATAGCCACCACCAAAGTAAAACATATTAGCTGTTTGGAATACCCATTTAGTGTATTTTTTAGTGATTAATAAATCCACAAATTGCTCATAATTCATTTGATCACTATAATCCACCAATCCTTCCACCTTCATTGTTACAGATCGTTTACCTGCTATACATTCGGCCCATCCACCACTATTTTTATTTGTAGTACTTGGTAGATCTAAATTCATTGATAATACAGCATTAGTGCTATGGCCCAAAGCTATATCATTATTATAAACTACAACATTAGTTCCATTATATAATGGCATTTTCTTCAATTGGTGGCACCGGTGGTACCGGTTCCCATGGCAATGGCAATGTAATAATCGGTGGATTTACTAAATCCTCTATTTGCTTGGCTAAATTAATGTCTAATGCCGGCACATCCAATGATTCTTCTAACCATCCACAAACAATGTCAAATGTTAGATCTTCATAAGGTATGTATGTATCCCCTTCCTTTTGGCTATATGTCTGGCATCCGTAAACATCGGCCACAAATCCTTCAAATGTGGCATTTCTGCGCCAATGTACATACACTACAAAATCTTTCTCACCTTCGTATGATGGAAAACATTGCATCTGACTGATCACCCATTCATAGGATAAATCTGTGGTTTTTATTTCTCTATAATTCGACATCATCTATTGTTTCAATATCTTTAAATTTAACCCCTGTAACCCATCCATCTAAAAATGGATAAATATCTAATCCCTCTGGATTGTTTACCACAATAGGATCAAAATCAAAACTTGATAAATTCAGATCCTTACTTTGTTGGTTTAATTTCTTTAAACCATCCTTTGAAAATGAATAACTACCCTTTTCATTTAGGATCAGATTACCATCTTTGTCCACCGATGCTGCATCTAAACGCAGTTCCTCTGCCTTTTCATTGTATTCATCCAATTTAACTTGGACTTTTTTGGCAATTAGGACTAACTTTTTTTGCCCTTTTGTTTTTCCATCTTTTGCATTAGCATTTAAAAAATGTACTAATGTGAACAATTCTGCATAACTTTTTTTCATTGTATTTATTGATTTGATTTATTGCAAAGGTAGATAAAATAATATATTAAAATTTAAACCTGTCTTACATATCCACTACCATCTCTCCATAATTGACCGGATGTTAAACCTGCTGTTGAACTTGGTAAATCCATATAAACAGTTATAGGATTTACATATAATTTGACAATATAATTAGCATTTGTGGTACTATAACACCCTAAAGCTAAACCATTATTTGCATCCTGTGCAGCTTGGCCCAAACTATATAAACATGAAACATAGGTGGCTGCAGCTGCAATGTTATAGCCTATGCCAACACCTCTATTATCTGTAGTATTATTAACAAATCTTGCAAAAATTCTATAGGATGATGATGGCCCATAAATTGTACTATCTACATTTGTAACAGTCATAGCATATCCGGATGTGGATGTAGTTCCTAAACCAAATCTACCTGATGAATCTAAACGCATACGTTCACTACCATTTGTATAAAAAATTAATGGTATGGCCCCAACAGCTAAAAAAGATGCAGCACCGGAATCTCCCTGTAATAACATATATCTATTTGCAGATCCACCGGTGGAATTACCTAAAATTAATTGACCACCCGAACTTCCTCCAATATATGTACTTACAAAATTTGTATCTGAAAAAGGATTTGTCGTTCCCACACCTAAATTTCCACCACTTGTTATTCTTAATCTTTCCCCAACACCACTTCTTGTAAAATATAAATCATTTGCAGGTGTCGCTACGTTTATTTCCCATCTATCCTCTGATGTTAAATTACTGCTAAAAAATAAAGAATTAGTTAATGCAATTCTACCTGTAACATTTAATTTACCTACTGATCCATTAGTATTTCCAATATCTATATTAGTTCCATCATCATATATTTGACTATTTCCAATAGTTCCACTTGCTGTAAATTTTGGAATATAATTTGTCGTGCCACTACCATTAACACCTGATCCTGTAGATGTTAAAATATTGCCACTTGTATCAAATCCTAAATACCCTGCAATAGTTCCTGTAAATGCTGTAGCTGATGTATACGCAGGTGCATTTAATCTGCCTGTAACCTGACCTTTTATGTAATTTACTAATGATCCTAAATCAGTATTTTTTGACATTTTATATAGCTTTTAATTGATCAATTTTATTTTCTAAAATTTCTATTTTATTCATCGCCTCTTGTAAAACTTTAATGGTAGCATGATATAAATCAGCTGTATAAATTGACTTCATTTTATCATTATCATTAGTTATTTGATTAGGCAAATTTTCCCATCCATCCACATCTACAAATTCCGGTGCAATTTTTTCTACTTGTTGCGCTATAACACCAATGTTAAAATCATCATGTATTTGATCTTTATATTTAAATTTAACTATTTCAAGATTTTTAAATTTATTCCAATATGATTCTAATGGAATAATATCTTTTTTAGTTCTTATATCCGATAAATTAGTATTATTAGCTTGATAATTTGAAATACCTCCATTTCCTTTTACTGCCATTTTTAAACCACCCGTATCATAGCAGTATAAAAATTCATTACCTGTTCCATTTAAAGTACTATAATGAATTGCCATACCATAGGATCCTGATGTAATATGTCGCATATATAATGTCCAATCACCAACAGTATTTGATAAAATTTCATGTGCAGTTACACCGGCATAAGTTCCATTTTGTGATATTTTAGTATATCCGGCAGATGTTATGCGCATTCGTTCTATTGCACTACTCAAAAACACTAAATTGCCACTTTCTGTACCTACATAATTACTTCCTACTGTATCTTGTAATTTTATATATACCCCTGCACCTGTTGTTCTAACTACTTCAAGTTTTTCAATAGGATTTGACGTTCCTATCCCAACATTTCCTGTAGCAGATATTCGCATTTTTTCACTATTGCTAATACCCCAAATATGAGATGTTGATGTAGCCTGATACATTGAGTTTTGAGAACTATCCAACAATGAAAACCCATTTGCAGCTGCTTTTAAATATAATGTACTATCAGATGTTCTATTTAATAAACCTACTGTTGGAAATACTGCTGATGATCCTAAATTGATAAAACCGTTTACAGTAAGACTAGTTGAAAATGTAGATGCACCTGCTGATGTTATGTTAAATCTTGTATTTAGTGCATTATCTGTAATAGTAAACCCTGTTGCAGGCATTTGTAAATACAATGTAGTATCAGATAAACGATTAGAAAATCCTGTATTACCTGTTCCAAATAATGTACCTGCAGTTAAAATTAAATTTGTTGCTGTAACACTACTTGAAAATGTTGCTGCGCCTGTGGCTCTTAATGTACCTGTAACATCTAATTTAAATGTAGGACTTGCAGTACCTATCCCAACATTGGTTCCATCATCATATATTAAACTATTGCTAACCGTAGATGTGCCTGTCCATTTAGTTAAATAATTGGTAGTACCGGTACCCGTAATTCCTGCTGTAAATGTGGCTGTGTAATTAACGACATCCACAATATCATTTAAAACTGCACCGGTTCCCAATACAACCGTAGTTGAATTTGTGGCCGTATAATCTGCTGTGCTTAATCTTGCCCCATTTATAAATACATCAATTAATCCAACTGTATATCCACCTGATATTGTAAATGTTGTCTGTCCAGATGTCGCAGTAAATGTGCTTACATTTCTAACAGCTGATGCACCGGCTGAATAATTAGGTACATTTAATGTGGATCCTACTAATGTTGCCG